TGTCTTGGTACATCTGGTTTTGTAATGATTGAGTTCAAAAAAGATGTAAACTATACAGCGTAAGGGATAAGATAATGTACACATTAAAATTAATATCTGAACATATCGAACAAGATACTGATTTCTTAATTGAAGCCAAAGAAGATGGTAGTAAAAGTTATAAGATCAAAGGTATCTTTATGCAGGCTGATGTTAAAAATCGCAATGGTCGTGTCTACCCTATGGAAGTACTAAATAAAGAAGTAAAGAGATATAATAAAGAATACATCAATGAGAAACGTGCATTTGGGGAACTTGGTCATCCTGATGGCCCTACTGTAAATCTTGAGAGAGCATCTCATATGATTACTGCACTTTATCCTGATGGTAAGAATTTTGTTGGAGAAGCTAAAATACTTGGTACTCCAATGGGAGAAATTGTAAAGAATCTAATGGACGAAGGAGCAAAGCTCGGGGTTTCATCTAGAGGCATGGGAAGTTTAGACCAAAAGAATGGTGCAAACTATGTGAGAAATGATTTTTATTTGGCGACAGCAGCTGATATAGTTGCCGACCCATCTGCTCCAAACGCTTTCGTAGAAGGTATTATGGAAGGTAAGGAGTGGATTTGGAACAACGGTTTAATGCAAGAAGCCGATGTTGCAGAGATAAAAGAGAATATAGAAGATAACAGTCGGAAAAACAATTCAAAAGCTAATAGTCTAGAGCTTGCGAAGTTTCTTCAAAAGTTGTAATTTTATAAATAATAGTTAACAGAACAAGGAGAACATCCCCATGGCGAATGAACTAGATAAAACCATTGAGGAATTAGAAGCTGAAGTGCTTAATGAGCTTGAAGAAGCCAATGGTCAAGACGCTCCTAAAAAATCTGCTGCACCCGCAGACAAGATTGATACCTCAAAATCTGATTATGAAGATACAGGCGCACCTGTAGTCTCTCCAGATCAGAAAGATGCTGCTGCTAAGAAAATTGCTTCTAAAGCAAAAGAAGTTAGTGGTGATGCACAACAAAAAGGCGAAGGAAAGCCAGATAAGATGGCTAAGATAAAAGAAGCAATGGATGATTCTGATGAGGATTCTGATGAAGATGAATCAAAAGATGAAATGCAGAAAATGGAAATGGCCAAAATGACGAAAGAAATGATGGTCAATGCAATGTACGAAATGATGAAGGGTAAGAAGAAGACTGACCTTCAAGCAATGTACAGTGGCATGAAGAGTGCAACAGAAATGCATCCTGATGAGTCTGAAGAGTCTAAGGCTAAATCAGAAGCTGTTGAAACTCGTCTAAAAACTATTGATGTTTCCGAGCATGTTGAAGCATTAATGACAGGAGAGGGCGACCTTTCTGAAGAGTTTAAGCGTAAAGCAGCAACTGTATTTGAAGCTGCCGTAAAATCTAAAGTACGTTCAGAAGTAGAACGTATGGAAGAGGACTACAAAACAGAACTGGAAGAAAATATAAACACAACTAAGGGTGAGTTGACTGAAAAGGTTGACACATATCTAAACTACGTTGTTGAAGAATGGATGAAGGAAAATGAACTTGCTATTGAGCGAGGCCTAAAAGGTGAAATTGCAGAAGATTTCATTTCTGGTCTAAAACAGCTCTTTGAAGATCATTACGTTGATGTTCCAGATGAAAAATATGATGTGCTAGAAGCACAATCAGACAAGATTTCAGAGCTAGAAGCTAAATTGAATGAAGCAATTGAACAGAGTGTTCAAATGAAGAAAAGCAATGCAGGTCTAGTGAAGGAACAGGTTGTTTCTGAAGTAACTTCAGATTTAGCCGATACAGAAATTGAAAAGTTTAAGTCACTTGTCGAAGATGTAGATTATTCTAATGAAGAGTCTTATCGTGAGAAGTTGGGAACTTTGAAGGAAAGTTATTTTCCTAAGAATGCACCTACAGTGAATGAAACTATTGATTATGAAGACTCTGGCATCGCACAGGACGTTGATACCTCTGGTGCAATGGCGTCATACATGACAGCTATTGGGCGAACCGTCAATAGTGCAAATAACTAAATTTTATAAATAGTAGAAATTAAAAGGAGATACCAAATGTATCAGACAGAACATCTACAAGAAAAGTGGCAGCCAGTCCTTGCGCATCCTGATCTCGCAGAGATTAAAGACCCGTACAAGAGGGCCGTTACAACAATCATTCTTGAAAATCAAGAAAAGTCTTTGAGAGAAGACAAACAATTTATGTCAGAAAGCACCCCAACTTCTTTCGTTGGTGGTAACGCTGCACTAGACACATGGGATCCGATTTTGATCTCACTAGTTAGACGTTCTATGCCTAACCTAATTGCATATGACATCTGCGGTGTTCAGCCAATGACAGGCCCAACTGGTCTTATCTTTGCAATGCGTGCACGTGGACTATCAATGGACGGTGCAGAAGCTCTTGCTGATGAACCATCAATGATTTCTAACCAAGACGGTGGATCAGACCTTGGTGGTGGAGACATCTCAGGTACTAACCCAGCTGTTCTCAACGATGCCTCTGCAGGTACATATACATCTGCAACAGGTATGACAACAGTACAAGGTGAAGCTTTAGGTGATACTACAGCTAATGCCTTCGCTGAAATGGCTTTCTCAATCGAAAAGCATACAGTTACTGCTGTTACTCGTGCCCTTAAAGCTGAGTACACAATGGAACTTGCTCAAGACCTTAAAGCTATTCATGGTTTGGACGCAGAAACAGAATTGGCAAACATCTTGTCAACTGAAATTCTTGCAGAAATTAACCGTGAAGTTGTTCGTAACATTTACGTTTCAGCTGTTAAGGGTGCTCAGTCAAATACTACAACTGCTGGTATCTTTGACCTTGACACAGACTCAAATGGTCGTTGGTCAGTTGAGAAATTCAAAGGTCTAATGTTCGCAATCGAGCGTGATGCCAATGCTATTGGTCAACAGACCCGTCGCGGTAAAGGTAACATGATCCTTTGTTCAGCTGATGTTGCTTCTGCACTTCAGATGGCAGGTGTTCTTGATTACACTCCAGCCCTTAATAACAACTTGAATGTTGATGATACTTCAACTACATTCGCTGGTGTTATGAATGGTCGTTACAAAGTGTATGTTGACCCATATTCTGCCAACGTATCTGCTTCTCAGTACTACGTTGTTGGATACAAAGGTACTTCACCTTACGATGCTGGTATGTTCTATTGCCCATACGTTCCTCTACAAATGGTTCGTGCGGTCGGTGAAAATACTTTCCAACCAAAAATCGGGTTTAAAACTCGTTACGGTATCGCTGCTAACCCATTCCACACAGGAACAGTTGCAGCTGCAAATGATGGAGCAATCTCCATTAGTGCTGCTACCAACAAATATTACAGACGCGTTCAAGTTAAGAACCTTATGTAATAATAATAGTTGGGTTAACCAACTAACTACAACAAACTTAAAGAGGGGATTTATTCCCCTCTTTTTTTTGTTATAAATAGTAGTATGACAACAAATACTTCGCCACTTAACAGACAGCCAACAGTTTTGGATTATTCAAGTCCAACTCAGTTTAGGTTTATGATACACCAACTTCCAAAAGTTGAGTTTTTTACTACTGCTGCAAATATTCCAGCAATATCTTTGGGTGAATTAGTTATACCTACACCATATAAAGCTATTCCAATTTTAGGTGACAATCTTACTTTTGATAACTTATCAATCTCATTTATAGTAGATGAAGAGTTACAGAATTATAGAACAATCCACGATTGGTTGATTGGTATTGGTTTCCCTAAAAGTAAACAACAGTTTATTGATTTTAGACGTAGTGGTTCAAATACCCCAGCAGCTGGGGATGGTGGTAATACTGATATTGGTAGGGTAGGTAACACTACAGCAGATAAAGCTTTTTATTCTGATGCAACTCTTACAATACTTTCAAATAAAAATAATCCTATTGTAGAAGTTCGTTTTGCAGACTTATTTCCTGTTGCATTAAGTGGACTAGACTATACACAAAATGTAACTGATGTTGAGTATCTTACTGCTACAATAGACTTTCGTTACAAACTATATGAGATAATACCTATAACATAATGGAGTAATTATGAATCTTGATGAATTGAAGCATGGAGTTTATGCTGATCTAAAAATAGATAATGAACACTTAGATACCGAATCCTTAAAAAACC